AGGACCCAGCGTATGGAGCTGTAACGCGACAGATGGTTCTGGCACACGCGACACATGGTTCTGCCACCGCCGCTGGGCCGAAAATGGGCTCAAAATCTGCCATTGAGGCCCGGTTAAATGCTGTCTCGAGACCCTGCAAAATCTCCTCCGGCTCGCCCCCGGCGTGCGCTGGAGGAAGTCGCCTAAACTGTCAGCAACGCTGTCGTCGCGCCGCCCCACCGATAGTGGCGCCACGGCCAGGGCAGGCCGCCCAGGCAGAGCAAGCCCACGAACACCGCCGCCGCCTCCAGGCGGTGCCAGTCGCCGCAGCGCCATATGACACGCGCGAGGTGCCAGTCGGCCACGATGCGGTGCCACCAGGACCCGCCCTTGGCGTAGGCCGGATCGTGGACGTGGATGCAGTGGTCCCGCCAGGGCGGCGCATCGCCGAACCAGCCGTAGAGGGTCCCCGCGATGGTGCAGCCGTCAGACGGTAACGCGCGCCCCCCGCCGTCATAACGGCGCAGGGCCGGGCCGAAGACGGACCAGATTATCAGCACGCTGATTGCAATCGTGATCATTCCACGGTCCCCGCTATTGGCACCAGGCCGCGCCGTTCGAGGAGCGCGTAGAGGCGCTGGGCGATGAGGTCGCGTAGCGAGACGCCGGCGTCGGCGGATTCGATGACGGCGAACGCCTCCGGCTGGTCGGAGAGCCTCAGCCCGTAGGGTGCGGTCTCGACGCGCCGGCCGGTCGCGTCCTCGGCGACTGCGACAATCTCCAGCCGGTCCTTGTCGAGATCCACCGTGAACCGCACCACGCGGTAGGCTGTGACTTCCGCGGCGATCGTTTCCTGGCGGACCACCCGCGTCTCGTCAACCTGTATGGGTTCGCTGAGCTTGTAGGGCATCAGTTCTCCTCCCCTGCCCGGCCGAGCAGGCGCACTTGCCTGTCAATTTCTTCCCTGCTGCCTGGAAACATAATCTGCACGGATGCGGCGACCTCGTTGCGAAAGGACTCTGTTGCCGCCGCAGCTTGCCTCGTCTCCTTGTTACCTTCCAGCGTCACCACCACTTGCCAGTTTATCGCGCAATCGTACTCCTTCGCCGGTTCTCCGGTCTGGGGGTTGCTGCCAATCAACCCCAGATACAGCTTGCACTGATGCTTGACGCAGGGTTGCTTGTCGAATGGGCAAAGGTCGTCTCCCTGTGACGATGCCCGCCGGCTAAACATCGGTCAGTCTGCCGTACGTGCGGGCGAGTGCCGCGAACTCCGCTTTTTCAGCCTGCATAAGCGTCTCGCCTGAGATCAGTTGATCAACCAACTTTTCGCGCAACTCGAAATACCGCAATCGTTGGGGGTCTTCGGCCGGAAGGTCGGGCGCCGCAGGGCGGTTAGTCTCCCACAGATCGATATATTCCTGTACGGCGTCCAGCTTGTTGAGCGGGGTGTTCTCCGTTCCCGGATCGGCGGCTTCGAGATGACCTCTGGAACCGTCCCACTGCACGGCGTGGATGCCGAGTGCCGCGGGTGCCGACAGATCGACTGTGCGGGCCTCGCCGTCTATTACAATTTTGTTGTCAGGTACGATTACACTTAATTTCATTGATTAGGCCTTCGCTGCGATAATCAGATCAACGTACTGCAGGTCGAGGGACAGAGTGTGCGAGTGGCTCCCGCCACCGCCGGTAGACCCTGTGTCTTTGAGCGGCGTGAACAGGGTACCGGCGCCTCCGAAAATGGATCCCCCGCCGGCAACCTCCTCTTCCGTGTGCGTGTGCGCCGGCATCTGGGCCTCTGTCAACGTGTGCGCCCCGGTCGTCTTACCGCTGCCGAACACGCTGGTAAAGCCTGCCGCGCCGCCGTTGCCCGCCGTGCCGGTGACGACGCGCAGAGCTTTGTTGTTATGCGTCGTCTGCTTCGTCCATCCCGGGGGCGCGGAGGTCTGCTGGAACAGCATCAAGGTCCCGGCGGGGAAAGAGGCGGTAGTCGAAGCCTTGAGCGTTGCAGGTGATACGTATCGCGTGGCGTCGGACCCGGCGTCCACTTCCGCCTGCGTGGCGCGCTCGACGACGCCGGTGGCTGTCTCGCTCGCGGCCTGTTTAATGTTTGCGAACGCGGCGCTGGAAGTGCTGCCCCCCGTACCGCCGTTGACGATGCCCAGGTCGGTGCCGGACCAGTTGCCGTTGTTGATGGTCGAGAGCGTCGCGAGGGACCCCAGACCCAGGTTAGTCCTGGCTCCAGAAGCCGTGGTCGCGCCGGTGCCGCCGTTGACGATCGCGACGGGTGATGCAATGGAGATAGTGATGCTGCCGGCACCGTTGGCGATACTGATCCCGGTGCCGGCGCTCAGCGTCGATTTGACGAGCGTCGAGTTCGTAGTATTGCCGATCAGCAGTTGGCCGTTCGTGTAGCCAGTCTGCCCCGTGCCTCCCTTGTTGACGGAGATGGTGCTTGCATTCCACGCGCCGGTGGTGACGGTGCCCACGGTCACGATGGATGCGTCGCCGTTCCAGTTGTTGAGCTTCGCGGGCGTCACGTACCGGAAATCGTCGGTGCCGGCGTTTACTTCCGTCTGCGTCGCAATCTCGCTGGCGCCCACCGCGGTCTCTGTAGCGTTCGGCAGTTCGGCCGCGGGGATCTTCGTCGAAGCATTCAGGCTCGCGACGCCGTTCGCGATACCGCGCGGCAGGTTCCCGGGCAGCACCCTGGCGCCGGCATCGAGCCCGGCAATGCCGTTGGCGACGTTGGTGGGCAGTTCGCCCACCGGCACTTTGCCGCCGCTGTCCAGGCTCGCGACGCCGTTCGCATTGCCGCGTGCGTTCTTCATGTCGTTATGCTGCGGGAACAGCAGTAACAGATCGCCGCGGGCGAGATCGGGATCGTCGGTGGAGGCGTCTACGTTGTTGACTACGATATCGCCGCCGGTCGGCCACGCCATAATTAAAGCCCTCTTACTACTGCGTCTATGGTTGCGTCCGCCAGCGCCGGCGTCGCGTTGTACGTTTTGATGCGCGGCCCAAGCGACGGGTCCTTGTCGATGACCTCGTAGCTCCAGCCGCCGCCCGTGTTCTGGAAAATCACCTGCACGGCGGTGATGACGGCGTAGGTCTCTGTGATCGGCACACGGAAATCCCCCGCCGGCGCGCCCAGGGTGGAGGTATCGAGATCGTTGACGACCTCTTCGATCGGCTGCGCCGCGGCGATGAAAAACGCCTGGCTGATAACGGATGCCCTGCCGGTATCCGGCACCGCAACCTCTATCCTGATACGGATGTAGCGCGCGGTGATGGGGCCCGTCACGCCCACCCAACCGGAATACGCGCCGGCGTCCGTTTTATAGTTGTAGGTGACGGTGACGTTGGCGTTAACCGTAGTGAGGCTCAATAACGGCGTGAACAGGCCGTCGAATCCCAGGTCGATAAGCGCGCCACCGGCGCCGTCCTCGTGCCGGTATTCCCACGCCGAGACGGAGGCGAAGATCCAGTTCGGATGAGTCGCCCAGGTGATCATGTTGGCCCACTGCTGGCCGGCGGCCGTATCGCCCACCAGATCGCCGAATACCGAGCCCAACGAGCAGGAGATCTTTTGCCCGCTCCAGCCCTCGCGCACGAGGTCCAACTGCGTCAAGCTGCCGAGAATCGGCGGATCGCCGAGCGTGGCCTCGACGACCTTGGGCGTGCCGGAGACGTTACCGGATGTATCCACTGCCGCCACGCCGAAAGTGAACGTACCGGCCGGGAGCTGCGCGGTTTCGTACGGGCTGGAGAGCACCATGCCCGTGCCCTCATCCGAGAGCTGCTTGGTGAGCGCTCCCCAGGCGTGCCCGGTGCCAGGCTGGTATCTCAGCAGATAACCCGCGAGGTCTTTCGGCAGCGAGGGCAGCGACCAGCGGAACTCGCGCGTGCCGTCCGGCATCGTGTTGACCAGCAGAGACCCCGGATCCGGCGGCGGCGCCGTCTTGCCGATCACAACATGATTGAGCTCGGTGACCCAGGCGGAGACATAGCCGAAGGCGCGGGTTCTGATCCGCACCGAGTACCCAACGCCATCCTCCACGTCCCACACGTATGCCTGGCCGAGCCCCAGCTCCGCTGTTCCCCCCGGTTCCCACACGCCGGCGGGCCGTAGCACCTGGATGCCGATAGCCTGGGCGGCTGCATGGACGGGGTCGGTCCACTCCACCTTGATGCGAGAGACTACCGTGCCGTCGCTTTTCACATAGGCGGTAGCGTCTCCGGAGCTCAGCGTGAGCCCTGTCGGCGCATCCACCTGGCTCGGATGGGCGGTGTCCACGGCGAGCGCCGTCGCCACGTTATCCGACAGGATGCCGGTCGGATTGATCGCGCGGCAGCCGAACGAGTAAGTCTCGTCTCCCTGGTTGAACTCCACCCGGAAAGGCGACCCCGGCAGGTTGCCGTCGTGCAGGTTGATGCCGGGCCCCCAATCGAAGGTGGCGCCGATCTGATAGCGGATCTGATAACCGCCTCCGCCCTTGATGCTCACGTCCGGCACGGCGTCCCAGGTGCAGGTGAGGGAGCCGTCGGCGCCGGCCGTCACGCTGAAATTCTGCACGTCCGAGGGCGGCGCGGTGGACCCCTCGATGATGTGCGCATCGATGGCGGACCAGGTGGAGACGAATCCGCGCTTGGCCACCGCGCGCAGCCGCACCTCGTAGGTGACGCCGTCCTCCACGTCCCACACGTACGCCTGGCCGACGTCGATATCCACCGTTCCCGCGGGCTCCCATGCGCCGCCTTGCCTGCGGATCTGGATGGTGATGGTCTCGGCACTGGCGTGTGTTGGATCCGTCCACTGCACCAGCAGCCGTGAGACCACGGTGCCGTCTGCTTTTCGATACGCCGTTGCGTCGCCGCTGGACAGCACGATGTCGATCGGCGCATCTACATTACTCGGGTGGGTAGTCGTGACGCCCAGCACGGTGTCTGCGTTGACTGACTCGTTGCCCGAGGTGTCCACGGCCTTAATACCGAATGAATAAACGTCGTCGCTCGCGGTGAACTCGACACGCACCGGACTCTCCGTCACATGCCCGCTGGTGAGCGCGGTTGCCGTGCCCCAATCGAACGTGCCGCCGAGAAGGTAGCGGATCTCGTAGCCGCCGCCGCTGACGACGTCGACGTCCTGCACGGGCTGGAACGAGGCGGTGACGACGCCGTCCGTGCCGGGCGCCGCGGCGAAGCCGGTGACGTCGGCGGGCGGGGCGGTCTTGCCGACCACCGTATGATCCGCCGGCTCGACCCAGTCTGACGCAAACCCCAGGCGATTCTCTGCGCGGATGCGCACCTGGTAATCGGCACCGTCGACCACGCCGACGATATCGGCCTCCGTGGTGGCGGGGCCGGTCACGTGCGCCGGCGTCCACTCGGCCGCGCCAACCCGGCGGTACTCGATGCGGTAGTGCTGCACGTAGGCGTCGTCCGAGAGCGTCCACTCGACGTGGATCACGGACACGATGGTGCCGTCGTTGCCTTGTCGCAGATGATTGGTCCCGCTCTCGAGCGTCACGCCCGTGGGTGGCGCAACCACCGTGGGATCTGTCCAGTCGATGGTCTGCTCGCCGGCGCCGAGCGCGATCGTCGTCGGGTCGTCGTCGTAGCTGGTCGGGTCGTCACCCTGGAACACGCCGGCGATCTGACCGTCGGGCTTGAGAGAGAATTTCAGCAGGCGAAACTCCTTCCCGCTCCACCCCATGAAATCGAGATCCCACGCGACCACGTCCCAGTAGGCGATGTCGAGCGCGGCCTTCTTCAGCGGCGCCTCGAAAATCACGCCGGTGCGCGCCCGGTCCAGCTCGATGCGGGCCAGGCGCTGCGCGGCAAAGACCGATTGCGTGAACGGCAGCTCGATGTCCCGGTAGATCCGCTCGCCGCCGTCCTGGGTCTCGTAGGTGGCGTTGGTCACGACGGGGAAGTCGGTGTCCTGGTACGCGCGAAGCGGATCGACGTAGACGCCGCGCACGGCGTTGAACAGGTTGTCCCGCCCGGGCTTCGGCCGGATGCTGACGCCGCCGGCGATGTCGGACTCGGAGAGATTGGGGCGCGTCACCACGCCGGCGGCCGCGCCGTGCACACGCCAGAGACCGCGCAGCGGTGCGATGGTGCCCGCGCTGGCGGTGAGCAGGTCCTCCATCACGTCGCGCATGCGGCGATCGCGCGTGAACGATCCGTTGCACGTGTAGCGCCGCTCCACGTGCTGCGACGTGCCGCCGGTGCCGGTGGCGGTGACGTTGACCGGGATCGTGAAGCTGTCGGCGTCGACCACGGTGATCGTGTGCTCGCCGTTGATGTCAGGCGTGTAGCCTGTGGTGCCGGCGATCTGCGCGGTATCGCCGGTTCGCATGTTGTGCGCGGCCGCGAGGTGCAGGGTGCCTGGGTTGCCTATGTCCGCGCTCGAGATAGCGATGGCATCCTGCGCCGGCGCCCACTCGTCGCACAGATTCGCCTGCGCCTCGAAATGGACCATGTCCAGCTCGCTGTCCGGCGCGCCGAAGCCGTGGCCGCCGCGCAGATAATCGAGCTGGCAAAGCGCCGCGTTGTCGGTGTACCCGCTCGACGCCGTGCGCGGATCGTAGAGGTCGTTTTTGCCGCGCACGACGAATCGCGGCGTCGGCAGGCCGCCGGGGAAGGTCTTGTCCGCGTCGCTCATGTCGAGCCTCAGCCACACCCAGGTCAGACCCAGCCCCTTGTGGTCGTCAGTCCAGGCCGCGACCTCGCTCACCAGATCGGCATCCGGCCCGGCGTGCGCGCCCAGGTGCTCGACGATGCGCACCTTGCCCGCGAATTGTCCGGTAGTGACGTTGCCGTTGCCGTCGCGCGCGCCCGCCTGGATGTCGTCCAGCCAGAACTGGTCGATCGCCTCGCACGGATGGCCGGCCACGAACATCACCATGTGCACGATGTCTTTTTTTGTGCCGGTCACGGCGGCGTAGACCAGCACGCCGGACACCTTGTCGCGGCCGTAGATCATGCGCATCGGCGCGGTGGAGCTTCGCACGATGAATTTCTTGCGCGAGGTCTCCGAGGCGAGAGTCGATCCTGACGGGCGTTTCTTGCGGCTGAGCTTCTTCGTCACCGCCATGATCGCGAAGTTGAGCGCGAGCTTGATCACCAGCGACTTGACGGTGAAGCCTGCGACGAGCGGGGCGAGCGCTGCGGCAAAGCCGGGCATCAGATCCGCCAGGCGGCGAGCGCCGCGCTACGGCTCACGTACACCAGTCCCGCGGTCTGCGCCGGCACCGCGACGACTTCGCCGAGACAGATCCCGGCGGCGCGCGTGCCGGCGCGGTCGACCAGGGCGACGTCGCCGCGCCCCATTCGGGCGACGTTCGACAACGGCGGTCCAAGACGCTCGGCGATGGCGTCTTCGAGCGACCCGTGGCCCCGGGCAACCAGCAGGCGCCCGGCGCCGATCTCGCTGTCGTACGCCCCGCGCCAGTCGCCCAGCGGATCGAACCCCGTCATCGCCAGCACGCAGTCCGCGGCGAACGTCACGCAGTCGTGCGACCCCCAGGTGAACATGCTCTCGCGTGCCCGCGCGCACTCTTGCGAGAGCGCGGACTGCCATGCATGCCGGCGCCTGATCACGGCGAGCGGTCCTCGATGTAATCGTCGGTAAACTCGCCCATGCGGTCGTAGTTTATGTTGCCCGACGAAGTGACAACCCGCGCCACCGGGCTCGACGCGCTCTCCGGCGTACCGAGAATAAGCTCGCGTTCCGCCATCTCCGGCATGAATTCGAAAAACCGATCGCCCGGGTTCACCGCCTGCTGATCCTCGTCTGTGCAGCGCCGGATGTTGGCCTGCGCCCACAGCACCGCCAGGGTCTGCAGCTTGAGAAACACCGTGCCGGTCTCGTCGTCGCGGGTGATCTCGTTGCCGTCCATGCGCATGAGATACGGCCCGTCAGGATCTGGAATCAGCGCGTAGTCGTCGTCCAGCAGGCCGAACCACAACCGCGCTGTGCGCCCGTGCATGTGCTCGTCGCGCGCGATCTGCAGCCACTTGTCCGTGAGGCCGGTGGCGTTCACCGTCAGGCCCTCGGCGCTCAGGCCCCCGCCCTCGACGATATCGCCGACGCCGACCATCTCGCCGAGCCCCACGAATGTATTGCCGTCTACGGTGAGATTGCCGCGCCAGGTGTGCACCCGCTCGACACCGCCGTCGAAATTGAGCTCGGCAAACACCACGGGCCGGTAGATCCGCTCGGCGAGCTCGTCCGACATGGCGGCGGTGAGCGGCCTCCCCATTAGAAGTCCTCCAGCGCCGTGAATTGCACGTCGACGAGCGAGCCGTGATGGCGCGGCCGGCCGTCGTCCTTGGTCGCGAGGCGGAACAGCGTCTTCGGCGAGCTGGTGGCGATCGCCGCGTCGTCCGCGGGCGAGACCCGGATCGGCGGCACGAACGCAATGGTGGCATCGCCGAAGGCGTCCGAGTCCACCTGCGCGGTGACTTCCTTCAGCTCGCCGCCGAACTCGATCAGATCGCCGGGCAGCAGCAGGCCGTTCTCGCTCGCCGTCCAGCCGTCAGTGACGATCGAGAGCCCCGTCTGCGATGCGCCGTTGACCAGCGGCGCGCCGAGCGCGCTGCCCTGGGGAGACTCGCGGGAGTGGTCCCACAGGAAAAAATTGTTGATCGGTCCGCGCCGCGCCGAGAGAAAATTGAGCAGCGCGCGCACGTCCGCCGTGGCGCGCCGCAGGCGGGTGAACGACAGCGACGCGACCCATTGGTCACCCGCCATCTCCGCGACGTCGGCGGAGCGGTCGAACGGCGACACGATCGCCTTGGCGTTGACCTCCAGGTGGAACTCCACGCTCTCCGGCCTCGGTGCGGTGGGGAATGTGCCCGTCATCGATCACATTCTCGACAGCGGCCCGCCGGCGCGCTTCTCCTCGCGGATGCGCTGGATGGTGATGTCGCTGGTCTCTTTCATCGCCGCGCGGATCTTTGCGTCGACGCCGGCGTCTGCGCCGCGGGCGTCGATGTTGTTGATCACCGTGATGCTGGCGCCGCCGGCGTTGGCGCGGTGTCGCGGGTCGCTGCGCACCAGCACTTCCTCGCCGCGCCTCAGAATAGCCGGCACCTCGTCGCCGGCGAGGCCGCCGCGGTGCATCCGCGGCGCGCCGGCGAAGACGGCGGGGTGCACCGTGCGCCTGGTCGTTGCCTCTCCGGCGATGCCGCCGCGGTGCATTTGGAAGCCGACGTCGGTACCGATGGCGTCGAATCCAAGCTCGTCGCCCGAAAACAACCCGGCGATCGCGCCCCTCAAGAACCCGCCCAGCGGCTCGGTGACGGTCTTGCGCAGGATGATGCGCTGAATGTCCTGGGCGATGCCGTGCAGGACGGAGCGCAATCCTTCGCCCCTGACGACGGCGTTCTCGAATGCGGACTCGAATGTCAGTCCCAGCTCGCGCGCCGCTTCCCCCGCCGTGTCTGTCGAGTCCTTGATGCCGGCCTCGAACCTGGCGATGCGCGCGTCTTCCAGATCGATCTGCTTCTGGACACGAGCGCTGTCGATTTCACCGAGACGGCGAGCGTGTTCCCGGGTCGCGCGCGCTCGCAGCTCGGCGAAGCTTAAGATCGATGCGAGCTTCGCCGCCTCCGCCTGGTCCAGCAATGCGATCGATTCTTTGTGCCGTCGCCGCTCGGCCTCGATCTCGGACTGCAATGAGTCGGCCAGCGCGTCGAGCCGCTTTTGCAGCGCCTCGGTTTCCTTCTCGTTGGCCGCCGTCGACGCTTTCGTGCTGCCGGTAAACTTGTCCGTCGCTGTCGCTGCGCGCGCGGCCGCCTCGCGCAGCTCCGCGTACTTTTCCCGCACCTGCTCGAGCTTCGCCGCGAGCTGCTCGCTCGGGAGCTGCCGGGTCAGGAGATCCTCCAGCTCGCGCTTCAGTCCGTCGAGCTCGGCGCGAGTGTCCTGTCCCCAGAGCTGGATCGCGGAGCTGTCCAGATTCGACAGTCCACGCATCGCGGCCAGCAGCGGGCCGAACTGCGGCGTGACCTCGAGCACCTTGCGCAGCGCCGCCGGCACCTTGTCCTCGAACATCGCCTGGAACTCGGCAGCCTTGGCCGTGATGCTGCCGAGCCCCTCGAGTATCGTCAGCTTCCAGGCCGTGAACGAGATCTCCAGCAGTTTCCAGATTGCCTCGATGCCGCGCCAGCCGTCGGCCATGACGCCGATCGCCTTGACCACGTTCTCGATGCCGTTGATGGTCGCATCCGACCAGCGCTTGGCCATGTCCTGATTGCCCTGCAGCGCTGCGCCCAGGTCCTCATCGAACGTGCTGACGACAGCTTTCAGGAAATCGAACAGGCCGGCGTCCATGATCTGAAGGCGGAACTCCTCCCACTTGTCGGCCAGCATCGACATGGACCCGTTCCAGGTTTTCGCGAGCTGGCCGGTCGCGCCGCGAAACTGCGAGGTCGTCGACTGCCATGCCTCCATCAGGCGGCGCTTCGTCTCCTCGGCGGATACGGACACGCCGGCCGTGAATCCCATCATCGCCAGGGTCCCGCGCTGCTGGAAGAGATCGGCCGACAACGCTCCGGACGAGAGCATTCTTGCTACTTGGTCGGTGGTCTCCTGTATGCCGAGTCCCGCCGCCGCCGCAAGATCGGCGATCAACGGGATCCATTGCACGATCTCGTCGACGCCGCCGCGCATGACGCCCGCGAGCTGTGTCGCCGCAGCCATGATGTGCTGTTTCTCGAACGGCGCGGTCGCCGCGAACTGCGCCATCTCGGCGAACAGGCGATTGCCTTCCGATACGCTTTGCAGCAGGACGTTGAGGCGCACCCGGAATTGCTCGGCAGTGGACGCGGCGTTGATGAAGGATTTCGCCAGGAACCCGATGCCGAGGCCGGCGGCGATACCGCGCAGCGACGTGAGCGCGCGGCCGACGCGGTTGGCGTGGTTGCGGAGCTGTCCGAGCTGGCGCTGTGCGAAGTCGGCGCCGCGGCCGAGCCTCCCCATGCCGCGCTCCGCCGCGGCACCGGATTTGCCGAGTTTTTCAAGCGCCTCCTTCGAGACGCGCACCTCGCCGACCAGGCCGGAGCCGTCGGCCTTCAGGCGTACGCTGAGTTCCAGGTCTTCAGCCATTGCCTCGGTCCCTTGTGCTGGCCACCCAATCGAGCACGGCGCCCTCCATGATCTGCAGGCCGCTGAAGATTTCAGGCGTTGACGTCAGGCCGGCCATGCGCAACCCCGCTTCGACGCCCGCGTAACCAAATCCCGTCCTCGTCATCTGGCTCTGCACCGTGAGAAATGCCTCGACGGTCGGCCAGTTGATTGCGAGGACCGCGAAGGGCTCATCGTCGCGACCGGTGTCTGGTATATCGACGCCGAAGAACGCGGCGTCTGTTTCGAGTTCGTCTTCACCGGCGGCGCTCGGTTGACTGATCCAGTAACGCGCCGCTGCTGTCAGTTTTTTGCGGCGACCCCGTTGGCGCAGGAGAAATACGCGCTGATGATCGCGGTCTTGACGTACGGGATCTGCGCCAGCTTGTCCCGCGCCTCGTCGGAGAACGCGAGCTCGTTCCCGTCTGCGTCCTCCACGCCCTGCCACCCGACCAGGACCCGCGCAATGAACGCGGGGTCGCCCTGTGCCGACGACTCCGATTGCTCGTCTTCGTCGAGCACCCGAAAACGGGCATTAAACGTGGCCTTAACCGTTTTGCCGCCGTGCTGCGGGATCTTCACCGTCACCGGCCACTCGACCGGCTCCGATGCGCTCTGGATACGGAACATGCTGCCTCGCCTCCTACTGGGTGGTGATACGGAGCTCGTCGTCGCCCGAGTCAGGCGTGAGATTGAGTCCCATCGTCAGCATCGCCTTGCCGGCCCGGTTGTCGTAGCGAGGGCTGAGGAGCTGCACCTTCGGCGCGTCGATCTGCACGATGTTGCCGGCGACCGTGCCGTGGACGACCTGCAGCGCGTCCAGCGTCTCGGCCGTCACCGCGCCGAACCAGTCCTTGGTCGCCACGGTGACCGCCTCGATGGTCACCTCTCCGGACGCCTCGCGGTCCTCGATGATCATCTCCTCGGAGCCGACCAGCTCGTCGTGCACGACCGCGTTCCCCAGATCGGCGTTGAGGTTCGAGAACAGGATCGACGTGCCGTGCAGGGTCGCGGTCGGCGTGTTCTCATTCGACACCGGCAGCGGCTGCTGCTGGTTCGCGTAGGTCGGCGACGGGAAAGCCACGTCCGTGACGGCGGCGAACAGGCCCATGAGCCGGAATTGATACCGGGGCTTCTGCCGGACCGCGAACTCGAGCGACACGTTGCCGCGCGCGCCGAGCAGCTTGTGCAGCACGCCGTCGATGTGCATGTACACAGAGACGCTCTCCTCGGACTCGCTGACGGGGTCGTACTGCACCGAGGTCGTGGCGTTGATGGTCTCGGCGAGCCCGCAGGCACGCAGCAGCGTGCCGTATGCGGGCGGCGTATCGACCGTGCCCGAGCCCGCCATCTCGACCGAGAATTCGAGCACGACGTGCTTGCCGACGAGCTGGCGCAGGAACGCGCCCTTCTCGCCGCCGGCGCGCACGACGTCGCGCGGCAGCTCCTCGGCCTCGAGCGGCGTCAGCGTGACGTCGCTCGCCTGGATGAGGACCGCGTCTGTCGCCGCCGCCGGCGACGAGTCCACGCCATAGCTCGACTCGATCTTCGAGAGCAGCAATTTTTTGCGCCAGAACAACATCAGTTACGCCTCCCCTCTTTGAGCGTGCCGGGTTGCTTGCCGTCGGTCTCCGTCTCTGTGGACTTGCGCGGCGCGCCGGCGGCCTCGCTCGTCTCGTCGCGCGGGCGCTCAGGCTGCTTGCGCGGCGCCACGGGCCTCCCCTGGTCGTCGAGCGGATTGCCCTCCGCATCGCGCGCGCGAGGCCCTTCCGGGTGCGGCTCGGTGCCCTCGACGCGTTGCGGTTTCTTGCCCCGCTCTGCGATATAGCTCCCGCCTCGTCTCATGGTCTCGCCTCCCTCACACCGCCCGCCGGTAGCGCGCCGTGGTGTAGGTTTCCTGCCAGAACAAAAACTGGTCCTGCAGGCTCACCAGCCTGCCCCCGCCGTACTCCATCGGCTCGGCATCCGCCGCCGGCTCCCAGCCGAGCAGCGCATCGCCGATGTCGTCGCAAATCGCCTCGTTGGCATCCGAGCTGTCGCCGCCCCGGGAGTCGCCCACGTTCCGCGTCACCACCACCACGGCGTACTGTTCGTTCACGCGCTGGTCGACGGCATTGGCGAGCGTGTTCGGCCCGGCAGCGTTCCGCAGGCGGAACACGTAAGCGGCCGGCGGCGACACGCGGCCCTGGAGCACGCTTTGCATATCGGCCGCGCCGGCGACAGCCCGCAGCCCGTCGACCTCCGACTTGATGCGCGCCTCGATGAGCTGCCGGAGTGTCGCCACGATGCCGCGCCTCAGAAGTCATCGAGCGTCTTCGCGTCGCCGCTGAACACGGCGTCCGGCGCCTCGAAATCCGGCCCGCCGGCGGGGGACGTTGCGTCGCCTGCATCGTCCAGCCCCAGACTCACCTCGCCCTTGCCCAGCGCGCGCAGGAACTTGACGGCGTTGGTGTAGCGAGCCTCCACGACTTCCGTGGCCCGGTCATCGAACAGGTAATAGCGGGCGATATTCGCGGCCAGGGTCTTGATGACCTGCGGGACCGCGGATAACGGCAGCGTGTATCTGGCCTCGAGGTAGCTGTTGATTTCGGCGGTTGCGTCGTTGACCGCGCGGTCGAGCACGGCGTCGTCGATCGCGCCGGAGCCGCTGCGATCAGTCAGCTCGATCAATTCGGTCTCGCCGAATCTGTCGATGAGTGCCTGTCTCGTGATGTAGTCCATTCAAACGCCCGTCAGGTTTTTCACCGCGTAGTCGAATGCCCCGGTCACCTCGTCGCCCGCGCCGTGCACGGCGATGACGGTGACGCGGCGCGCCTCGCGCGTGTTGCTCTCGGTGATGATGTCGTTGTCATCCGCACTCAGCACAATCTCGATCGTCGCGCCCGGCGTCAGCCCGGTCAGCGCCTTCACGGCGGTGCCGGTGGTGAGGCAATCGATCCGGTATTGCACGGACGCCGGCGCCTGCGCGTCGCCGTTCTTGTCCCGGAACGTGACCGACAGATACGCCGTCGTGCGCTGCGGGACTTCGTTCATCGCCGCGCCTGTTAGCTGAGCGTGATGTCAAAGTCGATGGTCCACGTTTGTCCGCTGGTCTTGGTCCCCTGCGCGGAGACCTTCCGGTTCAGGTTGTCGGCGGCGTCGGATCCGCCGTTTGCCACCGTGAATTCGTTCCACGCGAAATTCGCCTCGCTCGAGCCGAACACCGCCTGCCAGGTGATGGTCTGATCTGTGACCTGCGGGTAGCCCGCCTCCATGCCCTTGTAGAGCTTGTTTGCCCCTGCCTGAAGACCCGTCTGCCCGGCGTCCTCCGCGGTGGCGTCGTCGCCCACGCCGATGCTGGCGTTCGCGTTGTCGAAGGCGGTCGCCGCAATGCCGCCTATGAGGTTAAGCGCCTCCGTGATGCCCTCCTCCAGCAGGATGTTGCCGTCAAATCGCGATACCGCGTACGCGTCGCGCCGCGCGTAGGCGAGATCGTCCTGGTACTTGCGGAGGGTCCAGGTCCGGCGGATGGTGATGGCCTCACTGATATGCATCTCTGTCTCCTAGTTAAGCGCGAACTCCATCGACCGCGCGGAGAATTGAAAATCGATCGAGCGCGCGAGCAGCGGGGCGAACACGACGCTGCGGTTGGCGAGCGTGAACGTCATCGTCACGATGCGCTTGCCCGGGTCGAAGATCGTCACGACGTCGCTGGCGTTGACCTGGTCCAGCACGCGCAGCAGCGCGGCGATGCCGGCAACCGCGTCAGCGCCGCTCGCCGAATCCGAGACCGAGGCGCTGACGGCGCAGGCGACGCTGTCGCCGCCCTGCATGGCGTCTGCGACCTGCAGCAGCACGCGCAGCAGCACGGCGTCGCTGCCGGTTCCGCTGTCGCCGACGCCGATTTGCACCTGGATGCTCTGACTGTCGGCACCGGCGCCGGCGTCACCGATGCCGACGGCGGCACCGATGGAGACGTCGTCCGCGCCCGAGCCGCTGTCCGAGGCCGGCACCCGGGCGGCAATGCCGGGACTGTCCGCGCCCGTGCCGGCGTCCGCGACCGGCACCCGGGCGGCAATGCCGGGACTGTCCGCGCCCGTGCCGATGTCAGTGACCGGCACATGGACACGTACCGCTCCGATGGCGTCGTCGCCGGCGGCGAGATCGCTCACCGCCTTGAACAGGAGCTGGGTGACATCGACGTCATCCGCGCCGGCGCCTGTATCCGACACGGAGAGCGTCACCGTGATGCCGGCAATCCCGTCGCTGCCTGTGCCGGCGTCGGACACCGGCACCAGGGCGCTCAACCCGCCGAGCACGTCGGCGCCGGCGCCCGTGTCCAGGAGTGTGAGCGCCGCGCCCACGTCGATCGCATCTGCGCCGTTCGCGCTGTCTGCGAGCGCGAGCAGCGCGGCGAGCGACAGCACGTCCGCGCCCGATGCCGATTCGCTGAGCGAGAGACTCGCGGCGGGTGCCAGGGCATCGTTACCGGTGCCTGCGTCCGCGATCCCGAGCGTCACGTTCACGCCGGCGACGCTGTCGGCGCCGGCGCCCGATTCCGTCAGCGTCAGGCTTGCCGCCGGCACCAGCGCATCGGCGCCCGCACCGGCATCCGATACGGAGAGCGTGACGCCGAGTCCCGCCACGGCGTCAGCGCCGGTGCCGGCGTCTGTCACGAACTTGGCGACCTGGTCCGGGATTTCGGCGTTCCACTCGATGCCGCCGGTGTCAATCGCGGAGCGTTGCGCGGGCTGTCCGCCGATGGCCGTGGTGACGGTTTTGCACTCGACCAGCGAGCCGTCAGCGTTGCTGATCTCGTTCGCATTCCACGGGAAGCTCACCACTTGCGAGGTGTCGCTGGTGATATCGACCTCGCTCCCCGCGCGCACCAGGGCGCCGTTTTCCCACAGCTCCAGGCGGGCCGTGGGCGTGCCGCTGCCCGAGCCGGACGTGCGACGGAACTCGGCGCGGAATTCCTGCAAGTCGGCGCCGACTGCCGGATCGCCGCTCGGCGTGGCGAATGCCACGTGGCACTCGGTGCTGATCTTGTTGTCGGCGGCCACGCACCAGTTGGCGTCGCCGGAATCCGGATCGCTCGTCAGATCGGAGAGCGCGCAGGACCCGTGACCGGTATTACCGATCAGTGCATCGGGGGCATGTCGTTCGTTGCTCATGCCGCCCGGTCACGGCGCCGCATGAATGTGCCCTTGGGCGCTCGCCTGCGACGCGCCGGCGACTTCGCGATCTCCTCGCGCAGCCTGCTCCGGAGCGCCGGGTACGCAAACGCTGATTGCACGGCTTCGCGCATGGACATGGTGATCGGCGACATCATCCGCCCCCCATCTCCGCCCAGAGCGCGTCGCGCTCCTTGGCCGACACGTCGAACCCGACGCGGCGCGCCAGCTCGCGCGCCTCCGGCCGCCCGTCGTTGAGCCACCAGTCCTTTTGCGCGCGCTCCGGATCCTCTGCGAGCATCGCGTTCACCGCCTCGCGCAGCAGCTCGGTGCGGGGCGGGGGCTGCTCTGCGTCCGGCGCCGACGGGGGCGCGACGACGCCGGCATCGACCAGGTGGTCCGCCGTGTCTGCATCCAGCTTGACTGTGTCGCCCGGCCCGTAGCGCTTGCCGTCGTGATTCAGCCTGTCGAGCACTCGGAATGATTTCATGTCGATGTCTCCGCTATGCAGCGCGGGCGGGGTAGGTGAGGCTCCCCGCCCGCGTCACCCTGTGCCTCGGGATACCGCTGTGCCTCACGACAGCGGCACCTTCATGGGCGCGTTTGCGGCGTGCGATGTATCAGGCGACCGCGTCGGCGAAGAAATACCCCGCGTCGGTGAACGGGATCAGCTCCTTCACCTGGTCGACGACCTTGACGATCGTGGAGCCCTCGATGCCGCGGCTCGGATCCGTGTACGTGCCGGAGCGCCGTCCCTGCCACTCCGCGGTGAAGGCGAAAGTCGGCATCGCGTCGCGCGCGCTCACTATGTTGCGGTTCAGATGCAGCAGCGCGCAGTGCTTGCCCCAGAGAAACGAGTAGTCAGCGGTCTGCCCCTTCTTCGCGGTGTTCTTGTACGTCGCGCCGACCTGGACCTCGTCGACCTCCAGCAGCTCGGCGACCGCCGATCTGGCGACGACGCCCGTGGCAGCGATGCCGCCCGCGCCGGTCGCCTTCACGCTCTCCACGACCTTCGGGTGCTGGCGCAGCTTGGTCCACACCGCCTGCCCCATCACCACCGTGTTCGGCCGGATGAGCATCTGGTCCATCGCGTCGAGGATGGCGTCCACCGGGTTGGAGTTCGTGTAGTCGCTCCACTGGTCGTTGCCGCTGAGCGTGGTGCGCAAGGAGGAGCTGTAGTTGCCGATGGTGAACAGCAGGTTGGCCACGCGCTCCTCCCGTGCGAGCTCCATGAGCTGCGTGGTGCGTTCGGTGGCGAGTGCCAGCGGGTCGTAGTTCGCGCCTTGCGCCTGCGCGAGCTGGATGTCCTTGACCGGGACGGGGTCCTCAAGACCGTGGTCCTCGGTGCTCGCCTCCACGTCTGTCGATCCGAACTCCACCTGGTTGGCGCGCGAGGTCCGCCCGATCTTGGTGTCGGGGATGGTGAACCCCTCCTCGGTGGTGAGCTTGGTGTAGACGAAGAGCTGCCCGGGCACGCGGACCCTGGGGCAGACGCTGTCGGCGATCATGCCGGCGACTTTGATCGCCATCGCGATCTGCGTCAGGCGCGGTTGGATGGTGAATGGTGCTGCTGCGGTGTCGAGCATCGGTCAGGTCCTCCCGGTAATCAGATGTGGCGCCTTGCGCTCAGACGTAGCCCGGCGCGATCAGGCACGAGCCGACGTCGCTGGCGACGCCCGCCACCTCGGCGACGCCGATGACGCGCACCGGGCGGCGGTAGGTGACGAGCAGGAAGCCGTCCGTCGTGTCCGTGCCGCCGGTGTTGTTGATCGTGTCGGCGGCGGTGATCGAGAACTCGCTCGTCACGTCGTCGCCGGTCTCGCTGGCGTCGGTCATGTCCAGGTGGATCACGGCCAGCAGCTTGTCGGTGGTCTTGATGCCGGTCACCGTGTGGTTACCGGCCGCGCCGCCGGCGACGATGGTCTGCTCGATGCTGTCCTCGGCAACGGCGACCGCCTTGCCGTCCGCGTCGCTGGTGAGCAAATCGCCGCGGGAGACGGTCCCGCCGTACTCCACCTCGGCGATGCCGGCGCGCACGATCTCCACGCGGTCGGCCGCGGCCGCGGCGCCGAGCCGGTCGGCGATGCCAAAGAGCGGATCGTGTGACGCCGCGGCCTGGGCGACGTCGCCGTCGGCGTCGCCTGGCTTGACGATGCGGTACTTGGTGATGGCGGCGTCCGCCTCGTAAGTCTTGATTAGTGTCTCGTTACGCACGGTTTAATCCCCCGTTGAAGCCTGGTTCAGGCGGCGTCCCGGTCGTCGCCGCGGCGCACCGCGTCGACGGCCTCTGCAAAACTCAGCCGCGCTCCCTGCTCGATGCGCTGCTCCCGATACTTCCGCGCCCTGTGCGCGATCTCCTCGTCGTTTGCGCCGGCGTCCGGGGCCTGTAGATAGCCCGGCGCGAGCTCGGCGTACTCGATTCGACCCGGCAGCTCGCCGAGGAAGTCGCGCAGCCACGCATCGGGCGCCCCCTTGTGCGCGTCGTCGCCCTCGCCGAACTCGATGACGGCGTCCGCCGGCCACGCAAGCAGGCACTCCGTGAGCCCGGCCTGGTGGCGCGGCAGGATCCGGCCGTCCTTGGCGAGCGTCTCGACGAAGGCAGCGACCTCGATCTTCCGGCGTTTTTGCGACTCGGCTGCGAGTTGGCTTTCGCGCTCTGCGAATGCCGCCTCCTGCTGCTCCACTTTCGCCGCTCGCGCATCGAGGGCTTGCTTTTCCTCCGCGAGCTTGCGTTCGAGACGCTCCAGTTCTGCCTTGGTCATGTCGTCATCCTCCTCGCCGAATGCTTGCGCCGGCTCGTCGGCCGCCGCGACCTCCTGAACGTAATCGACGGCCCACCCCGGCACCGCGGCGTCCGCGTCCTCCGCGCCGAACTTGCCGATAATCCACTCTCGCAGCCGGCGGAACAGCGTCGCGACGTCCCGATCGATGGCGTCGGCGAACACGACGACACCGTCGACATCGTCGGCGAACTCGATGGGGCGCAGTCCCTTGACCGCCGGCGGCTGCGCGCCGAGAAAACCGACGTGGCGCAGGTAGTAGATCCCCGGCTTTGGATTGTCGGCGTGGTCCGGTGGATAGAATGCGGGCGACACCTTCTTGAATTTCCCGCCACGCACCAGCTCGGCGAACGCCTGGTCGACCTGCCGCGGGGAGGCCTCGAGCGAACCGTCGCGCGCGGAGAGCGCGCCCACCCAGCCGTACGCCGGCGCGTCGAGCGTCGGATGGCCGACGACGAGCGGTGCCTCGTGCAGCGCCGGATCGTAGGCGGCTGCGCTCGCGGCCAGGTCGTCCGCGGAGAACTCGATCTCGACGCCGCTCATGGCGCGGTGACGGCCGGCGCGGAAGATTTGCAGGGATGCCCCGTTCATCGGGGCGGATTGTACGAAGCGATCAGGCCATCACGTAGCGGAAGGGCTTCCGCTTTGGGCAGGACGGCGCAGTTGCTTAAGTCTGACGTAACCCGGCGTCGATCAGTGCCGCGCGCTCGATGTTCCGCACCGCGTCCACGTCGCCGGCCGGCACGCACACCGTGACCACGCACCAGTCGCGCGGCGCGCCGGCGAGGCCCTGGTGCACGCGCTCGATGCGCGCCACGGCCTCGTGCACCGCCTGGCGCGAGATCGCGACCGCGCGCCCGGCCGCGGCCATCGAGTGCCCGCCGACCAGGACGAGTCGCGCCGCCTCGCGGCGCTTCTCGCGCAGGCGTGTTTGGTCGGCGGCCGCGGCGAATTCAGTCGGCGTCATTGTCAGGGACCTCGCGATACGGCCCGTATTTCATTCGGCCGCCACCACTCGCATGAGTGCATCGAGATCCCGGCAACGCCGCATCAGGCAGCGGTTGGCCCTGGTGACGGTCGCGCGTTGCCGCGGCGTATCCGCCGGCGCGCCTGCGCGCGCCGCGAACTCGGCGATCTCTCGTTGGATTCGCCGCAGTTTCTTCTGCTGGTTATGTGTCATCGGATGGCACCTGATGGTATGGCCCGCCCTCGCCGTAGAGCCGCATCAAATCGTAGGCGATGCGGTCGGCGACAGCCTCCAGCTCTAGCGCCGACAGCCAGCGCCGCGACGGCGAAAACCCGTGCGGCGTGTATCGGCCGAGCGTTATTTGTCTCGGCTCGCGCCGGCCATCGCGCTTCCACTGCGCGAGCGCCGTACCGAGCAGCTCGCGCAGCTCCGCGGACTGGAACGGGTGGCGCAAGATGAGCTTGTACGTGTCAGTGCCGCCGTCAGGGCGGCACTGGAACGCCAGGCGCGTGTCGGGTTTTCCTCGGAATTCTTTCATTAGATCAGGGGCGCGGCGGCGGAAATGTGTGGCACTATCATCCGCAATAAATCTATGTGCCATGCTGCAATGAGGCCGCCGCCGCGCAAAAAATCAATACTCAGGAAGCTGAAATCTCAGCCTCGTAATAGTATCCCTCGAGGTCCTGGATCGCGGTGCCAGTCCACACTTCAATCTCGCCATCGTCGTTTTGCCCGACGAGGACTAATCCGCCATCGATTTCAGCTAGTCGCTCGCCGACCACCATGCCGTCGAGCGGGATAAAGCGGCCAAACACATCCCACTCCACGCCGTATTTATTACGGAATTCCGTTGGCGCGTAGGCCGTGTCGAATTCGATGTCATCATCGGGGTGAGAGGTGCCCCACTGATTGGCGCTGCCGAGATTGCTTTTGTGGTAGATTTTCATGCTGCCTCCTGTCTAATCAAGAGATTGATGGGTGCTGGCGTGTCTGCCAGCGTGAGTTCAATTCTACGCGCGTCAGGGGAAACCGTCAAGGCTTTTTGCTAATTTTAGGTGCGGTCGCCTTTGTCGCCTGCCGCCTCTGCCGCCAGCCGCCGGGGAAGGCGTTTAAATTTCCCCCAAAACGTTTAACTCCATCGCACGCGGCCCTCCATCCGTGCGGACGGCCACGTAAGCCTCACGGGCCGCACAGGCGGTCAGGTGCCGCCGCCGGGGATCGCGTCCGCCAGGTGCCGCCGCAGGATCTCCAGCACCTCCGCCTCGTCGTCGCCGGAGAGCCCGAGGAAGGGGCGGGCGGGGATGCCGCCGCGCCCGAACTGGTGGGTGGCGCCGTAGACCCGGCCGGTGCCAAGCTCGAGCTCGTCGCCCTGCACCTGCCAGGCGAGCGAGCGCAGCAGGTCGTCGAACACGAGGATCCCGGCGTTTGGGCGCTTGCGCGCCTTTCGCGCGGCGTACTTGGGCGAGAGCGGCGCCCAGGGCGTACCGTCCGGCGCCTCCTCGCGCCGCCAGCGATCGAAGTGGCTCGCCAGTAGCGCCTCGCCGATGTCCTCGAGCGCCGGCGTCAGGTCCTCGCCGGCGGCGACGATCCGCTCGAGCGTGCGGCGCACCGCGGCGTCGTCGATCTCGACCTTGAATCTCGTGCCTGCCATCCGTACCTTATCTACAGTCCATCGCGCGAGCGGCCGCCGCCCCGGCCTCTACTCCTACGCGCGGGACGCTCGCGGTGGGGCGGCGCCGCGGGCTTACTCCGGCCGCCGATAGACACGTTTCCCCCGCCTGGCCCGTGACTCGATATTCCTGATCGACTCCGGGCTGAATGCCGTCACGCCAGTCCAGCCGTCGCGTCCCCAGCCGAACACGCTGAGCGCCGGGGCCTCCTCGCCCTCGATCTCCCATCGCGCGACGTAACGCCTGCGGAGCGTGGTCTTCCCGCCAACGTTTTCCCACGCCTGCCAGATCTCGTCGGGCGATCGAATCGTGTCGGCCGACAAGAGCAGGTAACGCCCGCGTCCGCGCTTATCGGATTTGAGGGTGCCGTCGCGCCGCAAGAACAGCGCGTCGCTGATCAGCAGCACCTCGCCGGTGACGTCCTCGAAAATGGTGTGGCGCGCCGGCGCGCGCACGCCGAACTCCGCCAAGAAACGGTCGGCATACTCCTGTTCGGACAACCCTGCCGGCAACAGCCGGCTAGCCGGCGCCGGGCGGGCTCGCGGGAGCGCGTCGGTGGGGCGGGCCGCTCCGCCAGCGTCTGCGGGCAGCAGGTCGTCGGCCTCCAGCTCGCGCGGGGTGAGCCCCTCGACCCAGCCGCGCCCCGGCGGGTAGTCCCACCCGGGGTCGATCCCGTTCGGCACGCGGTGGACCTCGCCGGTGGCGCGGTCGGTCCACTCCCGCGTGCCGTCGTCGGGCGCGGTGTCCGGGCCGTCCTTTCCCAGCCGCTCGAGGTCGCGCTCGCCGAGCGAGAACACCCGGCACTTGCAGCCCCAGCCGTTCGGCGGGGAATGCGTCTCCCACCAGGGATCGTCGTGGCGCAGCACCGTACCGTCCCAGGAGACGTGCAGCGGGCGCGGGTGCGTGACCGAGTCCGAGTGCACGTAGCGCCAGTAAGGGCGGCGGTCCGCGACGCGGCGCATCTGGGCGAGACGCCCTGCCTGGTACGAGGTGCGCAGGTTCGTCTCGTAGATGACGCGCGTGCGCCAGCCGCGCCCGCCCTTGTACGACCAGCCGTGCCGCGCGACGATACCGTCGAAGTCTTTGCGGAACTCGGCGAGCGTGGTGCCCTCGGAAATCGCCTTGCCGATCGCTGCCTGGAAATTCTCCAGCAGCTCGCGCTTTGCGGCGCCTGCCACCATGAAGCCGCGGTCGTGCTGCGCCTTCCACAGATCCGTCCAGCGCTCGGTCGGGACCAGGTCCTTCTGGCGGAAGAATTCGATCTGCTCCTTGAACGAGAGCCCGCCGTATTCCGCGACGGCCACCGATCAGTCCCCGGCGTCTAGGTCGAAGCGTCCCGCCATCTCCGCGGCCATGAGCGCGCGCTGCATCAGCGTGCCGAGCTCGGCCGGGTCCATCTCCGCGTAGAGCTCGAGCAGACCGTCGCGCACGGCCTCCAATGAATCGGCCTCCATCACCAGGCGCCGCACGGGCTCGATCAGATCGTCGACGAGCGGGCCGGCGTCCGTCTCGAGCCTGTCGGCGAGGACGTCGGCCGCATCGCGCTCCGCATCGCGCTCCGCGAAACTCGCGTCGTCCGGCGCCGGCGCCGCGGGCGGTGACGCCGCATCCGGCGGCGGCGCCGCCTCCTCGTATCCGTCCCCGTACACCTCGGCGATGCGCTCTGCCGTCGGTCGGTAGCCGATACCCGCGAGCCGCTCGTCGCGCTCGGCAAGCCCGTTGAGGTCTTCGGGCGCCTCGAGCACGCGCCACACGCGCGGGTACTCGGCGCCTGGGTAGTTCCAGTCGGTGAGCCAGCGCACGACGGTGCGATTGAACGAGCCGCAAATGAGATCCGCGTCGGCCTTGACCACGCTGGCGAGCACGTCGCCCTGCAGCTCGTCGTTGCCGAGCCGGCCGGGCGTTCCCTCGCTGCTCGCGGTCTGGCCGAGAACCACCTTGGCGATGGCCGAATCCATGCGCGCGCAGAGCTCCTTGTAGTCCGCGGTGCCCGAGCGCGCCGCCTCGATAAGCTCGATCATCATGCCTTCCGGGACGATGATACCGCTGTCGCTGCGGATCGCGCGCACCGCGGCCAGCAGCTTCTGTTTCTCCTGCGGCTGCGCGTTCGGCGGATAGGTGCCCTTGCTGGTCGGCATTCCGAATTTTTCCAGGAAGACGAGCCAGAACTTGATGTCGTTGCGCTTGAAGAGCACCGGCCAGTAGAGCTGGTGACCGAGGCCGAGCCCGTACGGCTCGTCGTCGTTGTCCGCGCCGGTCGCCACCACCCAGAACTTGCGATCGGGCAACGCCTCGCCGCGCGTGTTGCGCGACGTGAGCAGGCGCAGGCTCATGTCGGGCGCGAAGGCGAACCGGCGCGCCTTGCGCACCTTGAGATCCGCGAGCACCACCTCGTCGCCGTCGCGCGCCCACAGGCACTCGCCGACGCTGTAGCCGTAGATAATGGAGTAGAGCATCCGGTCGGTGATCCGGTCGAAGCCCACCTCGTCGAGCTGCGCCTTGAGCGATTCGGCCGCCTTGCGGTCGATGCGCCGCTCGCCGCCCGGCTCCACCTCCCACTCGGCCGCCAGCAGGCTCATGCGCCGCTGGCCGAAGCACGCCGCCACCTGGTCGTCGCGCAGCAGCTCCTCGTAGATGCGCAGATCGATCCCGCGCCCCGCGAGCACGGTGTCCTGCGTGGTCAGCAGATCGAGCGCGTCGACGAAGCCGCGGGTGACGTCGCGCCCGTCTGCCGTGGTGGCGATTTCGCGATTCTCCGGCGCCTCCGCGAATGCCGCCTCGGGCACGAGCACGCCGCTGCCTGTGCGCACGTACTCCATCACCACCCCCTGAAATCGTTGTCGCCGGCGACGGTGCCGAAGCCGGCATCGCGGTACGCGTCGTGCGCGCCGGCGCCGGTCCAGCCGTCGAGTCCGGCCATACTCTCGCTCGGCCCCGCGCTCTCGAAATCGATGGGCGCGACGTCGCGGCGCGCCGCGTAGTCGGCCAGAAGCCCCGCGATCGCACTGTCGCCGTGGCGCTCGCCCTTCTTGTCGGTCTTCGCCGGCGGCACCCGCGGCACGCCGCGGATGAGCTTCACCGCGCGGTGGTCCTCGAGCACGTCGTCGTGGCGCACGATGATGGTCATGCGATCCTCGAGACTGGCCTTGTAGCGCGGGAACTCGGTGCGGTAGAACTCCTCGGTGAAGTGCACTTCGTCGACGACCAGCGAGCCCCACTCGTCGCGCGCGTCCTCGGCGACGAACCCGCCGTTGCCGGTGGCGTCGATCGCGCAGCCCGAGAACCGCGGCAGCGCGTTGCCCACGGCGCGCATGACCTGCGACTGCTGCCGGTACGGCACGTTGTGCATCTCGAGCACGAACGGCCAGCGCTTGCGCAGATCGGCGCCCAGCTCGAGGGGCACGATACAGGTCATATCGCCCGAGCGGGCGAAGTCCATGCCGAAGACGTGGCGCCGGCCGCGGTCGAGACCTGCGAGCACGGGGCGCACCACCTCGGCGAGCCAGTCGTCGATCTCGGCCGCGCGCGCGGGCTCGGGCAATAGATTGAAAGCGCGCGAGCCGTCGAATCGGACGAGCGGCGCATCGGCCATGCACGCCTCGACCAGCTCGCGCGGGAGGTAGGTGCCACCGCCGAGCGCCGGGATGCAGAACAGCTCCTCGTCCTCGTTCGGGCGGTAGCGGCGGATCAGCGACTCGCGCCACTCGCGTTCCGCCTCGGGCGACCACGCCCGTCCGGTGACCTCGCAGATCCGGCGGAACAGCCCGTCACTGATCGCGTCGTCCAGAGTGACGCGATGTACCGGATAATCGTTGCGCCCGGCGCGCGCGTCCTGGATGAGTGTGTTGAACGGGTTGTCGTCGCCGTTGTGCGTGCTGAAGATGTGCACGCTGCCGCCCCACATGGTCATCGCCAGCGCGGCTTTCAGCAGCTCCTCGAGATCGTCGACGAACGCCGCCTCGTCGATGACCAGGCGCTCGCCCGGCCGTCCCTTGCTGCGCAGGTTGCGAGGATTGGACGAGAACGTCTGGATCCGGTGCCCGGAGTCGAACGCGATGTCGTAGACGTGGATGTCGCGCCCGTCGTCGCGCGTCAGCACCTGCTCGCCGATCGCGCCGGCGGCGACGTGGAACGCGCGCGCCCAGGTCGCGCAGTCCTGGATGAAGCCCGCGGTCATCTCCTTGTCGTAGGAGATGTAATACACGTTCGCCCCGCGCTCGCCGTCGGCGGCATGGAGAACGCTGTCCGACGCCTCGCAATAGCTCCACCCGATACGCCGGCTCTTCTCGCCGATCTTCACCGGCGAGCGATCCGCGGTCCAGCGCGCCTGGTACGGCAGCAGGATCGACGCGCTCACGCCGAGAGCTCCTGACCGATGGCCGCGCGCAGCGCGTCGATGGTGGCAGTGCTCGCGCCCTGGCGTCGTCCCTCGCGCTCGACGGCCTCGCTCGCCTGCTCGGCCACCTGGCGGCGGATCTCGCGCTCGTAGTCGAGCGAGCTCCTGGCCGATCGCTGCAGGCGCTCGACGGCGACGGAAAGCTCGCGAATGAGCTTCGGCGGCGGCGGCTCCTCGCCCTCGGAAAGCCGGGTGGCGGTGTCCCAGGCGAGGCCGCGCACCACCTCGATCAGCAGCCGGCCGACCTCGCCTTCGGGGATGGTGCCGAGCTCGCCGATCCACTGCTGGGAGACCTCGCGCATCTGCCTGAGCTTCGCGCCCACCTCCTCCATGCGCATCGAGTAGCGATTGACCGCGCTCTTGCTGATCACCTGCTCCCCGGCCATCGCGTTGACGCGCTCCGCTATCTCGCGCTGGCTGAGCCGGCCCTCGCGCAGCAGCCGGTCTAGCGCATCGCGTAGCTCCGGATCGAGCTTCAGGATGGAGGACTTACGCGGCACGTGTCAGCCCAGCGGCCCCGGGCGCTTGACTCCCGGCACGACGTGGCGTCCCGCGGCACAGTCGAAGCCGAGCCTGGTGACGGTGGCGGTGACGACGTGCTCGGCGACGTCGATTGTGGTCACCAGGCCCTGCTCGGCGAGCCAGGCGAGGTCGGTGCGCACGCGGTCGCGCGAGACGTTGTGGCCGAATCTATCGAGTAGCTCCTGGATCATCGCGTCGCTCAGCTCGTACTCCGGCGCCTGCGACAGCAGTCTCAGGATCACCAGGCGGCGGCCCTCGGTGAGATATTTGCCGAACACCATCAGCGGCCTCCCTTGAGATCGAACCCGGAGCGGTTGAGCAGGTAGTCCTGCACCATCTGCACGCCGCGGCCCACCGACTCCAACGTGCCCTGCATGGCGCCGACGCTCGCAGCCAGGCCCGCGAGCTGGCGATCGATAGGCTTGATCGTGTCGTACAGCGCGGCGATGTCCTCGCGGGTCGGGGCGTGCTCGAGGTCCTTCTCCACGCGCACGATGCGCTCGGCCGTATCGTCCAGGCGCTTGTCCAGCTCGGCGATACTCGCCCGCGTCGCGCGCGAGCGCGCCACGTACCAGGCCACGAGCCAGCCCGCCAGCGTGATGGCGAGCTGCGCAGCCTCGAGCGCGCCCTTGAGCACGTCAGGGTTCACGTCCTCTCCGGCCAGCGCCAGCCCGCCTGCTGATCGGGCGTGCCGTCGTCGATGCGCTCGACCGAGGTCACCGGTACCGGAGAGCATCCGTCAAGAAACACCGTCAGGTTCACGCAGCGCTCGCTCCACGCGCGGGTGACGATCGCCGGGTGCTCCCGCGTCCCGTTGATTGGCAGCTCCGTGTCGGGCTGCCTGTAGATGACGATTCGTCCGATGCTCGGTGTCATGTGTGTCCCCCGTTACGCTCGGCGATCGATGCGCACTCGACGCAGCGCGTCGCCCACGGCACCGCCAGCCGGCGCGCTGCCGGGATCCGGCTGCCGCAGTCCTCGCACGCGCCGTTGCCGGCCTTCGCCTGGCCTGATTTGTGGCGCGCCAAAACGGCCGTTAAAGCCGCGTCTCTCTCCATTTCCTCCAGCACCTGGGCGCGGTCGGCGTCGTCCAATGTCCCGGCGCTCGGCTATCCCAGCCCTCGGAGGACCCGGTCGGCCACGCCCTCCGGTGAAGGGGTACCGGTGGCGGCGCTTGTGAGCGGGTTGCGCACGCCGAATTTCTCGAAACTTCTGCCGACGGCATACGTGCCGACGATGCCGCCCCACGCCACCCAGAACTCGGTGGGCAGGTCGATAGGAGCGACGTTGACCGCGGCCGCAATGTCCGAGCCGGCGGCGGCGAGCGCGAACTTGACCAGGCCGCCCAGCGTCGGGACCGCCGCGTGATTCCACATGATGGTGTACAGCCCCCAACGGGCAATCATGGGGCGCGTGCGCTTGGTGTACTCGTCGCCGTGCTGCAGCTCGGCCACGATCACTTCCATGCGCGCCTTGACGGTGTCCCGGGCGCTTTGCTCCATCATTCCCATGCGCTCGGTGACCAGCTTCTCGACCTCGACGACGAACTTGTTTTTTTCGTCGCCGGTGGTGATGAAGCGGTCCGCGGCCTCGGCAACGCCCTCGATAATCCCCTTGGCGCCGCCTCCGATCAGATTGCTGAGGAAACTCACCGGTCAGTGCCCTCCTGCTCGGTTGGATCCCCGGACGGGTCCTTCACCTCGCTGCAATGGATGCGCGGCAGTTTCGCCACGCATCGGAACGCCGGCTCGACAATGCGATAACAGGTGAGGTCATCCGGCAGCCGCCCCTGGCACGCGATGCTGCCGCCGGCCACCGGGATCAACAGGCCGGGCAGAATCACCGGCGCACCGGCAGGTGGCGCCTGTCGCGACGACCCTGCTCCCTGGGACGGCGCAGGCGAGGCCGTCGCGCCCGAACATGCGAGGACGCCCGCGAGTGCGAGCGCTGCCCCGATTCGTACACCGGTTATCCGGCTCATCCGGTCTCCCCCAGCACGTGCCCCTGCAGCGGCTGCATGCCGAAGGCGAGCCAGGCGGCCACCTCGAACCCGGGACAGGTCTTGAGCCATTCGTGCGGCTCGACGGTGCCGTCGCCGTCGATGTCCGGCGACAGATCGCGGTGGCCGACGACGCGCAACTCAGGAATGCGCCGGCGCAGATCCCCAACCTCCACGGCGAGCGCGCGCCACTGTGCCGGCGCGAATGCGTCGGTGCCGATCATGCAGATGCCGATGCTGCGCGCGTTGTGGCCGCGCACGTGCGCGCCGGACTCGATCAACGGCCGGCCGCGCTGCACGGACCCGTCCAGCAGGATCACCAGGTGGTAGCCGATGTGCCGGAGCTTTGGCGCATGATCGGGATCGATGGCCATGTCGCGCCGGAATCCGCGCTGCTGGTGCCATCCGTCGATCTCGGCCGCGGTCACGGGCATGCCGTTATACGTCGCCGCGCAGTGGATGACGATGGTGTCGATGTCGGAAATTTCGCGCCGGCGTCCCATGCGGGCAGATTGTAGGTTTGGCGCCGGGCGACACGTAGCGGAAGGGGTTCCGCTTCGACGGAGCTCAATTCACCTGGCGCTGACGATCTCGCGGACGCGGCGTTCCGTCAGCCCGTATGCAAGCGCGATGGCGTTTTGCGTCTCGCCGCTGGCGTATCGGCGCTGGATTTCTGCGTCGCGGGCGGCGCGGGCGACACCGGCGCAGCGCGGAATATCGATATACGTGTTGCCAAATCGCGCCGAGATCGCCCGCGCCTGGGCGCGGCCCAGCAGCGTCGAGAATGGATGGTCGGGAGTGATGTCGGCGGGGACCCAGAGCCGGGTGCCACCGTATGCCCGGACGAGCCTCAGCGTGTCTGACATCCCGACGAGGGCCGTCATTTCGTGCAGAGAATCCGGCAGCACGACTGCGTGCGTCTCCGGTTTCGCCGACGCCGTCACGCGCGCCCCCGGTAGCGGTTGTGGCGCCGCGCATCCTTCTCGAGCGCGGCGATGATGTTGTGGAGCTGCGCCGGGCTGCAGAGCGCGATGCGGTCCACGTGGAACATCCGCCTGGCCATGCCGTCCGCATACGCCCACGGCCGCTTAGCCTCGGCGAGGTACGCCTCGATCTTCCGCAGCATGGGGCCGCGCTCCTCGGAGTCGATGTTGTGAGGCGCGCCGGCGTGATGCCTGCGCTTTGCCCGGGGCGCCGGCCGCCAGCCGCAGGCGCGGAAGTGATCCAACACACGCCGCCGGCCGGCGTCGTCGAGGTCGCGCGCGCTCCTGACCCGCGCGATCGTCCAGAGGATGTTGCGGTAGGCGTCGTCGTCTAGCGCGAGCGCTTTCTTTGCGATGTGGATCTTCGCGAGCTGTGCGTTTCTCGAGCTCATGGCGGGGTCACCCGAACCGCGTGCTCTCGACACCATTCGGAAATCTCGTCGTGCACGGCCATGTACGCCCGCGTGCCGCGATGAAACCACGCGTAACAGAGCGTCTCCCGCAGGCGCCGCGGCAATTTGTACCAGTGGTATGCGCATCCCCACTTCTCCGTGGGCACGCGCACGGTGCAACCAGGCCAGTGACATTCGTGCAGGCCGTAGCCGCTCACGGCCGCATCCAGTCCTGGAAGGGAATCTCGCGCTCACGCGGCCACCAGCGCTTGCGCAGCCCGCGAAAGCCCGGGATCGGATCGGCTATCGTGCAGGCAACGGCGCCGCCACCACGAATGATGCAACAGCCATCGATACGGACAACTGGAGCCCATCCGCGTAGCTTTCCGTGCGCGACCACGTAGAATCGATCATCGGGCTCGATGAGTCGCAGGAACGGATGCCCGCTGACCCAGTCGTAATACACGCCGCTCCACGGATCGCCCGCACAGTCACCTTCCGCGAGCCATTCCGCCCAAAAACCCTTCGGACAGGTGCCAACTAGGTCCATTACGCCGCCTGCTCCTCCTCGATCCGCTCGGCGTCTTTAAGGAGCGCGTTGACCAGCTTCTCGACTTCGCCGTCTGTCGGCTTGATGATTACCGCGTCGACGTCGTCCTCGATCTTGATGCCGAGGCGTTTGAGGTCGCTTGCGACCAGGTCGTACACCGCGGGCTTGTGCACCGACTCGCGCACGCGCACCAGCAGCTCTACCTGGTCCGCCGGTAGCTGCGCGCGGGCGCGCGCAATGGTGCGTTCCTCGTCGTCGATGACGACCTGGCCGCGCTGCTTCTGCAGGCCCACCTTCACGCCGTGAAACGTTCTGGTGCGCGGCTTGCCGAACAGCTCGCGAGAGCCGTCCACCGCGGCATGCAGTGCGGCGTGCTTGTCCGCCGTGACCGCAACGGCGCGCTTGATGGCGGCGATTCGACGGCGCTTGGCGTCCTCGATCTCGGCCTGCAGAACGCCGACCAGCTCGGCCAGCTTGCCGCGCGCTTCGCTGTACTGCGCGGTCAGCTCCTCAATTTCGTATAAATCCATCTTTTCACCTCCGTTAAAGCCCTATGTCCTCGCCGGCTTCCAGGCGCTCCTGGACTACGTCGCGTATCTCGTCCGCGAATTGCTCCAGCTCGTCGATCAGATCCTCCGCACGAAACACGAAGATCTGATCCACGTCATCCCACTCGATGCTGACTTTCCTCAGTCGCTCGATGGCCGCATTTAACTGGCGTCTTGAGCGCGCGACGGCGAGCTTCGACGTCCAGCGCTTCATGTCGGCACCTTTATCTGGCCGAGCAGCTCGGCCATCGAAATCTTGCGCATCCGCGATTCGAGGGTGAGGCTGTGCAGCGCGCGGCGGCGCAGGTACTTGCACGCCATGTCGAGCTCGGCGGGCGTCTGCGCAATGAAGTACCCGGTGCGCGGGTGGGCGCAGACGGCGATCCCCTCGTCGCGCAGCTCGCTCACGTGGCGGCGCACCTCGCGCTCGGCAATACCGCAGCGTTCGGCCAGCTCGCGGGCGGTGATGCCGTACGCCTGGCCGACGTGCCACGAGAGCACCTGGAGAAACTGCTCCGTGGTCATGCCGCGACCTCCGGGCGCACCGTGTCGCGGGACAGCTCCGCCACCACCTCCGCGGCCTCGAACGCGTAGGGGCCGATGGCGACGACCCGCCCTCCCGCTTGAGCGTGCGCGATAGCGTGATTGATCGCCTGGTTGACGCCGCCCAGGCTCTGCCGGTAGGTGGTTTTCATGATCGTGACTTGCTCGCCCTTCAGCGCCTCGTAACGCTCCTTGAGCCAGGCCGCGTAATCGGTTCGGTCGGCCGGCATGGCGAATACGGATCCCGATTCCGCGCGCGTGTCGATGACGATGCGATCGGCGCCGCTCACGACCGGGCGCGCGCGTATTCCTCGCCAAGCCCCGGCAGCTTGTAAAAGAGCGTATAGCCATCAAGCGCGGGCTCAGTGACGCGTCTCGCGACATCGCCGCAATCGCACAGCGGGTGGTCGGCGATATAGTCCCGCACATGCCCGGCTAAACGCTCGATGAACCTGTGCTGCGGTTTCCTCATCTCATCCTCCGATGGCGCCGAGCGCCACGAGAAATCCGGTAACGACGCCCGCGATCGCAATCGCGATCACCGCGGCGTCGACCCAGCGCTCCGCCGGCAACCTCATCGCCGGACTCGCGTGCAGCGCTCGCCGGCGATGGCGCGGGGGTGCATGGGCTGAATGGCGCGGCCGTCGCACATGCGTGCCGCCTGGGACTGGCGCCGCGGTCCGATGACGTGATGCAGGTGATCGAGCTCGTTCTCAAGGTCGTCGCGGAGCTGCGCCAGGGTCTCCTGGAAGTCGGCCTCGAGCTGCGCTTTCGCCTGGCGGGGCAGCAGCGGCCGAAAGCCTTCCTCGATCGCCTCGCGCGCGCCGAACAGCAGCGTGTTTTTGTAGTGCCCGGGCAACGCGACGAACTCGCCGAACGTCACGCCGAACGCGGACAGTCGATTGGCAATGTAGATTTCTGCCAGGGTGTCGATGGTCTCGTCGCTTAGAGTCATGGTCAGTCACCTCCTATCCGGCTGTGCGGGCATCCGTTCCGGCACGCGCGGAACAGTCGGACGCGCTGCGCGTTCGTCGCCGCGAACGGCTGGCGCTGGTGGGCGAGGCAGTCCTCCTTTCCTATCTCGCCGAGGACGGGACATCGCACGGATGTGCCCGTTAGCCCGAATTCGACGAGGTCTTGGATCCGCCTCAAATTCCCCGGGTACTTGGCGTGGAGCACCTGGTTGACCACGGTGGCGCTGATGCCGAGGCGGTCCGCGACGCGCTTCTGAGAGGTCGCGGCGCACGCCTTGGCCAGGGTCTCTATCCAGTCACTCATCGCCGTCGCCAAGCCGGATCGCCTCGCCGGTGTTCGGATCGAACAGGACCTGGTCGCGCCGCCGGTACCGGGGCGTATGCGGGCCGCGGACTTTCGACGGCACGGCGCGCCAGCGGCGGACAGAGCGCGCCGACGCGCGCCGTGTGACGACCAGGTAGCTGGCCTTGGTCAGTGCGCGGACGAACCTCGTGGCCGCCGCCCTGGAGACCTCGAGGTCGTGGGTCGAGGCGTGCGCGGCCAGCTCGTCGAGACTGAATTCCTTCAGAATCTTGATCGTCCGCCACAGGCGCTCGCGCCTGACCCCTGCGCTGGACAGCGTGCCGGCAGTGGTCAACATCGGACGCTCGACACCGACATCCTGGCGCAGGCGGAAAAGCACCTGCAGGCACGTGCTGCGCTTGCCGGGCACGTGGCCGCAGCGCTCCAGGTATCCGGCGCGCTCGAGCAGCCGGACGTACTGGTAGATATGCGAGCGGACGACGCCGCGCGGCACCGAGCCGCGGATGATGTCGGCGTGGATGTCGCTCACCGTGAAGTCGAGCCGGTTGCGAATCGCCTGCCAGATGCGATCGCGCAGATTCTCGAGCGTGATTTGGTGGTCGCTCATATCGGCGTCACACCCGCCGCACCGGCGCCTCGCCGGTGAACAGCTCGCGCCCGCCCCACCAGTCGAGATCGACGGCCATCTGGCCCTTGCCCTTCGCCTCGCTGGTAACGCGCTCCAGGTTGACGCAGATGCGCCGCACCGAGCCCTTGCTCAGCTCGTGGATCCAGCCGAGCAGGTCGTCGGCGATGTCGACGCCGCGCGAGTAGAGCGCGCGCAGGTGCGTCGCGTCGTCGATGCTGGCCGGCTGCGCCGGCGCCCAGTGCAGCATGCGGCCGTGGACCCGCTCCCACTTCTTCAGTTTCGACGGCAGCATTTCCTCGCCGATGAGCAGGATGGCCGCGTTCGATCCCTCATAGATGTCGCGCACCACTTCAACCGCGTTGCGGTCCACGAGGTGGTCCATCTCGTCGACGATCAGCGGGCGCTGCGAGAGCACGAGCTGCTCGGACACCTGGTCGGTCAGCTCGTAGATGGTGCGAGCGGGCACGATGCCGATCTCGCGCAGGATCGCGATCAGCAGCGCCTTGCGCGTCCAGGAGGACTTCGCCTCCACGTAGTAAGCGCGGTTGGCGTTGGCCGCATAGGCCGCCGCCGAGCTCTTGCCCCAGCCGGACGGCCCGTAGAAGCACACCATGCCCGGCAGGTGCGCGGGCCGGTCCATCGCTTTGCCGATCGCCGAGGCGCAAATCGCCACGTTCTGGATCGGCGCGGTCGTACCGTTAGTTTCCATTGATTAAGCTCCTCAAATTTTTAGCCCGCCTTCTTCGGCGGGCTTCAGTTCGCTTCGCTGGCGCGCCAGCCGAGGTCCACTCGCATGCGCTCGTAGGCCCGGCATTCCGGCGTGTCCCGCCAGCCCTCGTAGAAGGCGTATTCGTCGTCCGTCACGCGCTCGCCGCGCTCGATGCGGACGCGGATCGCGTCCCACCGGCGCGCGCGCTGGTCCAAGGTTTCCTCCGGCTCGTGCGGTCCGCGGCCTGATCGGAGCTGTTCGGCGATGCGCGCTTGCGCGGCGCGCTCGTCGTCGTCGAGCGGGCGGGCACTGGGCGCGGCGCGGCGCGCGGCCTCGCCGGCGGCCTCGAGCTCGGGCGTGGTGTGATCGATCGAGCGCTGCGGGAAGTAAGCGAGCTTGCCGGCGGCCGCGGCGCGCTCGGCCAGGATCTCCGAGACGATGTTTGTCGTGTCGACGCGGCGCGCGATGGCCTTCAGCTCCTTGCGCTGCTCAGCGATGAGTGCCTTCTGTTTTTGCTTGCGATGGGTGGCGACTTCCTTGCGGGAGATCCCGGTGCGCTCCGGGCACACCGCCTGGCACACGAATGCGCCCGTGTCGCCGTCGAACACGTAGATGGATCCGTGGTCAGTCTCGTCCAGCAGCACACGCACGCGCTTGCCGGCCATCTCGCCGAGCGCCGGCGAGTCGAACAGGGCGCCGTCGATGCGTATGCCCTTCTTGGTGACCGTGCGGTGCCCGTCGCCTGGCGCCTCGGAAAGCAGAATGTCGAGCGCGCGCGCGTCGTCGATGCGCCGGATGGGGTGCGGCCAGCTCGCCGCGACCTCGAGCGGCGCCTTGCCGTCGAGACCGCTGTGCGGCTCCATTCCGTAGACCTGATCGCACCACGCGTCGCAAAACGCCTGGAATTCTTCCGGCGTCAACCGCAGCTCCGCCGGCTCCTCGCCGCGTTTCATCAGTCGATCGGCGAACGAGCGGCGCGCCTCGATGTTCTTGCGCCCGGCGACGTCGTGCCCGATGTAGCCGTGCAGCAGCTCCACCAGGTCCCGGCAGAACGTGCCGAAGGCGCGCTCGATGAACGGCTTGTCCTCGGGGGTGAACGCCCGGCAGATATGGTGATGGGTATCCAGACCGGAGAACGCGCGCCGGACGTGCAGGCTGGTGTAATCCGAACCTTCGTCGGTGCTGACGGTGTCGGGCACGCCCCATTCGAGGATTGCCCGGCGCAACAGCGCGGAGATAGCCGTCGATCGACTCGTTCGCGACACGTGGAACTTGAGGCGTCTGCTCTGCACGTCGATGACGCCGATGAGTGCGTGGCGATGGCCGTCTGCCAGCAGCACGTCGCCCGGCGTCGAGTCCATCTCCCACAATTGATTGAGCGCGGTAATCGCCTCGGCAGCGTTGCCGCCGGCGGCCTGGTAGCGGGACCGCCACCGGTCGGGGTTCAAGATGTGCTGGTAGAGTTCCGCGTGCTCCCGTTTCCAGCGCTTGAGCCAGCGCTGCAGCGCGCGTTTCGACGGCCGCAAATCGGCGGCAAAACGGGCCTTTAACCCGCGGTAGATGCCCTTGCACATCACGTGCGGGTTGTCGTGCACCATCGCCAGGATGAAATCGTGGATCTCTGGCGTACGGTCGATCCGCGACGTGCCGCGCCGGTTGCCGTAGCGGCCGGCGAGCGCGGCGTCCCCTTCGGTCTGTAGCCTCCGGCGCCAGGCACGCAACGTCGATGCCGACACGCGCCGGACCGCGGCGCGTGTGGCCTCGTCCACCTCGAGGGCGCCGGTCGTGTACGCGCGCGCAAAAGCGAGGTCTGCATCGCGCAGGGGCAATTGCGCTGCGCGGCGGTAATCGTCTGCCAGGATCAGGATGCGGCGCTTCGCGGCGAGACGTGCGCGGTCGGCTGGGCGCAGTGCCGCGGCGCGCGCCAGGCCGTATGTGCGCGTGCGCCGTTCGGCCGCCTGGCCGACGCGGGCCACAATATCGAGCTTGCGTGCCTCGGCCGCGCCGGCATCGACATCCGCCCCACTCAAATGAGTGGTGGCGAGGTGGGCGCGCGTCTCGGCCGACAGCGAGGCAATGTGATATTCGCGGCCGCCGCCGCGGCCGGATTTATGTTGGAAGTCCCAACGATTCCGTTTCGACAATCGGATCACAGCACTATGCGTGGCCGGCATTCCCGGCAGCCCCGCCAGCTCCGATGCTGAGAACCACTCTCTCACGCTGTGTTCTCCCGTCGGCGCAGCCGTTCCGCGAGATCGTCGCGCCGGTCCTGCGCGGCGTGGAGCGTGCGCTGCGCGCGCCCGAGCTCGAGGCACAGCAGCTCATCGTTCTCGACGTACCAGCCGCCTCCCAGCTCCACGACGAACCGCGTCAGCTCGTGCGTCTCGGCCGCTTGCTCGAACGCCCACAGGTACTCGAGCGGAAAGCGCCAGGGCGTTCGGCTCTCCGCCGTCCACGCGTCGAGCTGGTGCTTGGTGACGTCTGTGCCGAGCAGACGCGACATGCGCGCCGCTATCTCGTAGCGGTCATGCGGGCAGCGCTTGAGGATGTCGCTCAGAAGATGTCGCAGTTCGATGGCGTGGTTCCCGGAGCCGGCACGCGGCGCCGGCGGCTCGGCGTCGAACAGATCGGGTGTTGTCGGATCGGGCCGCCGCGCCATCGTCACATCGCCTTGGCAAAGATGACGGTCTTCGTGACGACGGTCTTGAAGACGACCTCGGACGTGGACACCAGGCACTGGTCTGCGAGCCAGGTCAGGTCTGTACGTACCCGATCGAGGGATGCGTTGTACCCGAAGTGATTGACCAGATACAGGATCATCTCGTCGATCAGCCCGCCCTGCCCGAACAGCGACAGCAGGCGCTGGATGAATTGCCGGCGGTGCCTGGTCAGTTCACGGTCGAATGTCGTCATGTGCGGGCCTCGCACCCGCTCGGGGGATCCACGCGTTTATGGCCGGCGCTCGGGTCGCGCACCCCTACGTCACCCTGGTAAGGACGGAGGCCATGTCCAGTGCTAAGGTGCCGGCTGCCACACCAATCACCCGACACGGGAGGACCTCCGAATGGAAAACTCTGCTGACATGCGCGGTTTTGCCGCGCTGACCGCCGTGACAGCACTCGTTCGAGTGCTCGTGAAAAAAGGCATGATCGAACTAGATGACCTGACCACCGAATTGCTGGTCGCGCGCTCGCTCTCGCAGGCGACGGGACGCGAAGTGGAGGCAGGGGTGATCTCCGATCTCATTCAGGTGCTCGAGTCAGAGGAGTAGAGAAGCGGGAGAGAAAATTCCCCCAGAAGACGCGACTCCCGGCATCCTCGTTCCGATTGACGGGGAGGCCGAAGAACCTGGCGTCGCGCGCGAGCTCGATATCTGCGAGTAACTCCGCCGCCTCGGTGGAGACAACGCTGCCGGTGACGTAGGCGTAGAAGGTATCCGCCAACTCAAACGCCTTTGGGACCGTCTCCGCGTGTCTGAGGGCAAGATCGAGGCAACCGAGCCGCAAAATCACAGGATCGGTGCCCTTAATAATGTGCTCAGGCAGGACGCGGTCGCCGCGTTGGAGACTGATGCTGTTCTGGCGAATGAGCGGGGCCTGGGGCTCTGACATGTCTATTCAGCTCCTGCGCGGCATACATTGCGTGCGGCGCCGTTGTGGGTAGACTGGGTTTTCGGTTTGGGGCCGCGTCGCCGGTGGAGTGCTCGGCCATTAGCGTCGTAACGGCTAGGCCAGATGTCTTGCGGCTTGACGCCGATGGCCCGGGCGATAATGCGTTCGGCGTGCGGGTACGGTTGACTGTTCGCCTTTTGTAAGGTGCTGTGAGTCAGCCCGTGACGGACGCTCAGGCTACGCAGCGACCACCCGGCCATGCGCAGCCGGGCGACGACAATGGCGGGGTGCCAGTCTTCACGGACGGCGCTTTTTTTTGGGGCCCGTCTATTCGGCATGGCCCGGTAAACATAGCCAACTAAAGATTGCAGGTCAAGAGCTATAACGCGCGGTCAATGTTTGTGGCGCCGCTGCGGTTTTGACACTAAAAGTTAATGGCTGCCGATCAATGAGTTACGGAAACATTGACCGAAACTCACAACACTGACGCGACGGTCAAGGTTCGTGTGCCGAAGTCTGACGCGTTCTCCGATCGACTGCGGGGGCTAGTCGGAGATGGATCTGTGCGAGCTTTCGCTCGCACTGCAGGTTTATCGGATACATTTTTACGGAAATTGCTAAATGGGAAGGGTGAACCGACACGGCCAGTACTCATGGCCCTCGCGGAGGCCGGAGACGTAACAGTGCAATGGCTCGCCACCGGAAAAGGCCCAAAGCACCGTGAATCCAGGCGGGGCGGCGTCGCAGAGGAGCTGGCGGGCTATGAGTACATCCCGCTCTATGATGTGCGGGCGGCGGCGGGTGGTGGCGCCATCGTCGAGGAGGGCGCCGCCGTCGACGATCTGGCATTCAAGTCCCAATGGGTGCGATCGGAGCTGCACGCCAACCCGGGCGACCTGTACCTTATATATGTGGACGGAGAGAGCATGGAGCCGACGCTGCGGCCGGGTGACGTGATCCTGGTCAACCACCGTGACACCGGCCCCAGCCGGGACGGTATCTACGTGCTCAGGATGGACGACGCGCTATTGGTAAAGCGCCTGCAGCGCCTGCCGGGCGGGCGTATACGGGCATCCAGCGACAACCCCGCCTACCAGCCTTTCGAGGTAGACGTGACCGGGGAAGTCGCCGTCATCGGCCGCGTCGTCTGGTCAGGCAGGAGAATGTAACCCCGATTTGGAGGGTCTATAAATGCGTGTTTTAGTCGTATTGATGGCACTTTGTGCTTTAGTAGCAACAGCCTCGGCGGAAACAATCGGCCCGTGGACGAACACTTGCCCGAACAGGGTAGCCTCAGAATATTGCGACCAGGTGGGAAAGTACGCATATAACGCCTATGGCATTCCGGCGATGCGCGCTGTCAAATTGGGCCGAATCGTCGGTGTGAGCTGGAGACCGAAAGGTTCGCTCGTGGGACACGCACCGGCAATTCCGGAAGCCGGAATTCCTAAGCAAATCCGCCTTTCCCCGCGCAATGCTTACTACTACATCATCGACGACGGCGGTGGAGATCCCTTCCTGCGGATGGCCTGGGAGATAGACGCCAAGCACGACTGAATCGGACCAGCCACCCGCCGCCGGCGCGGCCGACGCTTCGTGTCAGAACCATGTGTCGCGGTCGTCCCGCGTGCCAGATCCATGTGTCGTTTGAGAATCATTCTCAAGCGCGCGCCCGCTCAGTACCCCCTCCGCTAACCCCCTGATTCTCCGACTCTTGTCCCGATTTTGACCCGTATGTCCCGCCTGGTCCCGGATCCCACCCCGTGCCAGAACCATCTGTCGCGTCACAAAATCGGCGCA